GCGGTAATCAAAGGCCAATGGCGACTTTGTGCCACAACCGAGGCAGATTGTTCGCGTACTGAATTATTCATATTGGCCCTGAAATGAAAAAACCCGCCGAAGCGGGTTAGTTGTGTTTATTCGCGTTAAACGCGTAGTGGCTGAATGGTCGCAATACGTTTTATGACCGGCCATTCGACATCAATGCAGTAACCGATGGCAGTCGTAATGTGCTGATACTTGTTCCGTTGGTCTTCCTGAAAGGTTGATCCTTCCTGAAGCTGAACGGTTGATAGTCCTTTGTCGCACCATTTGGCAGTCACTGGATTGACGAATAACCGTCTGTTTCCATCTGCCGTGCAGATCATCGCCCTGACCGAGTTCTGTCTATCCTTGATAGATGGATGCGCCGGCTTTACCTTGCGCGTGAATGTCCAACCATTCGCCTTTAGAACCGACTCAATATCAACGTAGTCGCTCGCGTGTCCGTGCTTCTCGCCAGCTTGCCCTGCCGGGTCGCCATAGATCAACACATGCTTGTTCTGATGGTCTTTGAACTTATCGACGAACTCTATGGCCGACTGCTTCGATACGGCGCTGGTCAATACGATTTCATCAAGCAGCAGCAGCGACATGCCATCATTGCGCCGAACGCCTACCGCAGACGATAGCGGCGTAAAGTTCTGGTCATGCATCCATAGCAGTTGTTCGTGCGGCTCGATTACTGCATCGGTGTGGTTGTCAGTGCTGTAGTCTTCATAAATCCGCCCAGTTGCACCAACGAAATCGGCTTCGTATTCCTGCTTGTATTGCCGCATTGACATATGCCGCTTGGCAGCAGCAATAGTCTCGGCAGGAAGAATTTCAGAGCTTTTCCAGTGGTAACACTTCCACTCCGGATCATTGGCCGTTTCAGCATACTTAGCCATGTCGTAATAATGGTTAAGGCCATCAGGAACGCCAATCAGCCAACACCATGCGCGATATTCCGGGCGCGTCGGGTTGAACGTATCCAGTGCGGGCCGGATGTTCGCTTCCCATGCGTCAGGCTTGACGTCTGCAATCTCGTCAATGACGCCGCCAGTCCAGAGAATTCCCTCAATGCGCTCCGGCTTGTCCAAACCAATCAGATGAACCTCTGAACCGTTATCCATGTAGATAATCAGATCGGTTTCGGATGGCGCTTTCTTCTGCAAGCTGCACAGACATAACTGTTTCATGTCTGCCCAGTAAATCTTCTTAACCTGGTCGCGCGTCGGAGCGGCGATGAAGTAGCGTTCGTTCGGATTCTTCATTGCCTGCTTGGCAACGAATCGCTTTGCTCGCTCAGTCTTTCCTGAGCGCCGGCCAGCAGGAACTACCGGAAACCTAACTCCATTGCCGACCGCAGCAACTAATGCAGCCTGTACCGGATGCTCAATCAGCTTGTACCAGCGCCCAAGCTCTTTTGATGTTTGCAGCGACAGCATCAGTCTGGCAGCTTCTCGGCAATCGCCTTCAGCAGATCGTCGCTATTGCCTTCGGTCGGTGCGGCTTCTTCCCTCTTGTCTCGCCATAGGTCAGGGCGGCGATTCTTCAGCCAGAATATGCAGGCAGTTGTGTCTGGCGGGTAATACTTTCGGATTTGCGTTTTGACAATCTGGTGATCTATTACACGAATATCTACTTCGTCGTGTTCGTATCCAATGGCGCGATGGAACAGGCTACGCTCTACGCGCTCATCTGGAATAGTCTTTGATTCGTTTAGGGCATGAAAAAAGTCATCATGCTCATTTTTCCAATTGAATAGCGTTCTAACTGTTATGCCAAAAAAATCAGCAATTTCTAGGTCTGTTGCGCCTAGCCTGCATAGCTTCTTCGCTTGTTCAACGAATTCAGGGCGATATTTAGATGGCCGCCCCATCGCTTTGGCGGTCATATCAATAAGCCTCTCAATGGGTAATAGGTTGCCACCATTCCGGCTTACGCTTTCGCGCTGGCGGCATGCGGTTAGCGGAGGGATGAAACGTCAATCTGGCGGAAGGTGCAGGGATCGAACCTGCGCACCCTTTCGGGTGACGGTTTAGCAAACCGCTGCATTGCCACTCTGCCAACCTTCCTGGCGGATAGTAAAAGAATCGAACTCTCACCCTTTCGGATGGCGACGGTTTTCAAGACCGTTTGTGCGCCATGCACGCTACTACCCGTAATTTAAACTGGCACGCCGCGCAGGAATCGAACCCACATAAGTCCGACTAGAATTCGGATGCCTAATCCATTCGGCCAGCGGCGCTAAAACTGGAGCGGTTACAGGGAATCGAACCCTGCTGTTATGGGTGGAAGCCATACGCCTAACCAATCGGCCATAACCGCAAATGAAAAAGCCCCGCATGTGCGAGGCTGTGAAGCTAGAGTGTATAGCCTTAATTGACCCGATTAACGAGGTGGCTAGTCTCGACACTACGCGCTCCGTAATGGCTCATCCGCGCTAAGTCCGGCTTTCAGATGTGAAACTGTGGGCGAAATTCTCCCCGAGAAAATTATCCATTGATTTTATTTATCTGTCAATCAACAAAGTACAAGGCCGCGCCGCTTAACACTGACGATCAGCGCATGATGCGCCTGGATAAGCATAAGCTCATAGTTAGCCAGTGGGAAGCGGAATACAGCGCATATCCCATAACAACGATTGATCGCCGCTCGCTCTGCCGGTAGCAGGCTGTCGATTGCGGCATCCAAGGCCATCATCGTTGCGTTGTCCGACTGCTCGCACATGTCCTCAAAGCTGGATAGCCCACTGCTGCCGAACCCTGCCGACTTGGAGTCATAGCCTATGCGCTCACTGTATGAATGCTGCCACTTTGACCAGTCATAAAGCAGGTTGGTCATGGCGATGTATTCTGATTCGAGTATCTGCATGTACGCCTCAGTTGATCGTGATCTGTTCAACGCCTTCCGGCGTATCCATGTCGTCTGACTCGGCCAGCGTTTCGACTATCGCCAGCGCAAATGCCAGCGGATAACCGTCGAGCAGATTATTTTCGAGTGCTACGGCGCAGACCTCGTACATTGCTGCCACTTCGTCGTCATTCAGCAGAAGCCTGGTTAGCTGTTCGATTTGCATCAGATCTTCCTTTGCAGTGAATCATGCTCAAAGACTGGCAGAGCATGCGATATGCCAACAATCCACAGCCCCATAGATTTCAGGTATTCGCTATCCGTAGTCCGTTGGCATCCGTCGCACCTGCGGTCGATTGATCGGCGGTCGTAGCGGCACATTCGGTTGATGTCGTAGCGCTGGCAGTCGTAGGTCATGACTTAAACGGCGTTTCTTTTTGCTCGCGAACACCGCTATCAAAAGGATCAAGCGCGTCACGAATACTGCATGCCTGCGAAATCATCCATTCTGCAATTTCACGGTTTGAGTATGACTGCACGTTTGCGCGCACAACTAAATCAACAAGCGGAGCGAAATTTCTTTTTTTTATTTCTTCCTTTCGGTTAATAAGCCTTTGTAATTCGGCCTCATCTTTGTTTGTCCATTTATCCACTTCAAAATCCTTTCGCGTAATACTTCGCAAACTTGTCTCGGCACCGGCCGCAACATCCATTAACCAGCCGCTGGAAGTAGTCGCCGCAGCCGTCACACTCGCCAGCCGTTCCTTTCGGAATCTCGGCAGCTTTCCGCATAGCTTCTTTTACGTGGTCATCGACGACAGACTCGATAAAGTAATCAGCGCGGTCTATCGGATCGATTGGTACTTCGCGGTCAATTTCCATTCTTCATTTCCTTTAGTTTCGCCACGTAATGAGCTTTGATGGCCTTCAGTTCGGCTATCGTGTATTTCTTAGGTGTCTGGTCAGCCTCTAGTGATTCAACGGCTTCTAGTCCGATTCTGGCAATGAGGCCGATACGGTAGTCGACGGCCCTTCCTGCACCGTAACGGTTGCACTGCTTCTGCTGGCCATGAACATTACGTTCGTCGAATCGGAGATGTGGTGCGCTTCCAATACTGCGGTAATGGCCAGCATCAAATCCGCCACCAATTTGCTGCGCGCCGAGGGGTTTCCCGCAACAGATACATGGTTTGCCGTTATCACGGGTTCTGATAAATGCGTTGAATGCAATTTGCGCCTCCTTTGTCCAATCTCGTTTAGTTTTCAGTTTCTCGCGCAATATCTTCGTGCTGGCGATCTCTGCTATACGCTCGGCTTTCTCGCGCTTGGCCTTGGAGCGTTCGGCAACAATCAGCGCAACCTGTACAGAGCATTCATAACTGCATGTGTTTTGGCCGCAGCGGACGGGCTGGAACATTTCCTTGCAATGGCGACACTTGCGAGGTTTTGCGGGGATCGTCATCAGGAAAACAACTCCAGTTGAACCGGCTCATGCCAATGCCAGCAGCGCCCGGCCTTCATAGACTCGGTGGCGCGACGCAATGCCTCTTCCGGCGAAAACCACCGCTCAAGAATCATGGCGTGGCTTTCGATCTGATATTGGATATTCATGCTGCAATCCTTTCATCGCCGAATATCACGCCGCGCTCCACAGCGAATGCGGTGATTAACTCAATCAGCGCAGCAAACTGTGATTTGCTCAATTTGCTTGTACGTTGTCCGAGAATCACAAACCCGTTGCCGGTCATGTTCGGAACCACTTTCGATTGAACGAGGCCAGCAGAAAGCAAATCCTTCCATTCTTCCGGATTAAGCCTGTTTCCGTGCCAGTCAGTTTGTGCTGACAGGTCGGCCAGCATTGCCCACATCTTTGCGTTTTGCTCAAGGTTCCTGGACGGCTCGGCAATGGTGACGATGTATCCTTCGTCTGCGGTCATCACATGGCGGCAGATCGCTTTGCGGGCGACTTCTCCGGTAATGGTCAAAGTCCTTTTCATGCCGCAATTTCCATCTGAGCAGGAGAACCCCACTGACTCGCCATAGCATCCGCAATGCCATGGAATGTCTTTGATCGTTCTTTCCATCTATCTGGAAATGGTGGCATACGATGAATGCGTGCTTCGCGGCCTTCGACAATGTTTGTAGGCTGAAGCAGCGGTAGTCCCTTTAGCCAAAGGCAGGTTGCCTTTGTTTCTCCGTGCCCGAATTGCCAAGGCTGGATAATCTGGTCAGGCTTCCGGTACAGACTGGACATGATGCAAACCGGGTTTTCTATGGCGACCATCTGGATATGTGCAGACTGGCGGATCAGGCGCATGAAGAACGAAACGCCTGCCTGCTGCCTTCCGTCCAGTTTCTTTGCTGCAAAATGGCGGGAACCGCTTACGCTCAGATGCGTGCATGGCGGATGGCCGATCATCAAGTCCCACGGATAATCGATCACGTCGAATACGTCGCCCTGATAGTGCGGCCCTGGAACATCAGTCGGCAGCAGGTCGCAACTCATGGCGTCATGCCCCGCCCGGATGAAAGCATCGCGGACAGTTCCCGAAGATTCGCAAGCAACAAGCACTCTCACTTCGCCACCTTTCCGCTATCAACATGGTCACGCTGTGCTTTGCGGGTTTCGATCTCGCGGCGCCAGGCTTCCCGGCAATCGGTTATCAATCGCTCTGCTGCATCGTTTCCGCGCTTGGCCTTGACCAGTCCGAAATACGGAGTCGGGTCGCCATCAGGGAAGAACCGGCGAATCACATCTCGCACCTCATACGGATGCAGATCAACCGCAGCGGCTTGCTCTGGATTGGCGATACCGGAATCGGCCATGATTGCGGCGCGTTCTTCGCGGGCTTCTTCGTGGCTGGTGAATAGGTCGTTCATTCGATCCCCCTGCTCTTCTTGAATGGCCTGCTGTTTTTCGCCTCGATAGATTCCTGGTAATTGCGGGCAAGGTTCGCTTTGGCTTCTTCAGTCAGATTCCTGAATCGGGAAAACTCGCCCTGGAATAGCACCTTGATAATCCCGGTTTCTCCCATGCGCTGTTTTCCGATGATTATTTCGGCGATGCCTTTTTCTGGTGATTCCGGCCGGTAATATTCATCGCGGTACATCATCAAAATAATGTCCGCGTCCTGCTCGATAGCGCCGGAATCCCGAAGGTCGGATAGCATCGGGCGCTTATCTGCCCGCTCTTCGACCTTTCGGTTAAGTTGAGACAAGGCAATCACCGGGCAATTGAACTCCTTCGCAAGCGCCTTTAATCCACGGCTGATGCTCGAAACCTCTTGTTCCCGGTTTCCGCTTTTCGATGACGAAGAGTCGCCCCTGGCGAGTTGGATGTAATCGACAACGATCAGCGATAACCCGTGTTTTCTAGCTACACGCCTTGCCCGTGAGCGCATCTGTGCAATAGTCAGTGCTGGGGTGTCGTCAATGTGCAGCGGTGATTTATGAAGCTGGCCGATAGCGAAGGAAAGGCGATCCCATTCGATGTTTTGGCCGGAGCGAATGGATTGCATTGCCACCCCACCGAGGCTTGAAATTGACCGCTCTGTAAGCTGCTTCTTGTTCATTTCCATCGAGAAAACCAAAGCAGGCTTGCCTTCCTTGACGGCGACGTGTTCGGCGACGTTGATTACGAATGCGGTTTTGCCCATCGATGGACGACCAGCAACGATTACCAAGTCGCCGTCTTGCA